TAGTAGCAGTTGCAAGAGTTATAATACGACGAGAAGAAAGTGGTCCTAATCCTACTTGTAATGCCCTACATGTATCTGAAGGCCCACTTTCACAATCCATTATATAATAAGCTCAAGGATTACTTAGGCCTTCCAAAGTACTCACTCGTCCGTGTAATTCACGTAAGCCTTCTAGGAGTAGGGGAACAAATCGAGAATAAGCAATTGCATTACCTTCTGTCAAAGAAGGCCAGACTTTCTGAACATCTTGCGCAATAAAACCTATATCGGTCTCACTCGTCTCTTTCCACTTGAATGTACAAGGTTCGAGTTTCAATATATCGTCTAAACATGTCGTAAAAGGTTGAATATCTGACTTCAGATTTCTATCAGATGTCTGAAATAAGGCCGTTACATATGCATTTCCTGACACATATAGGTTCCCATTTACTCTAACCCCGGCAGTTCCCGTTTCGTCTATTTGAAGCCTGTTATTTCCGGCAGATACAAATGTAATTGTGCTGCTTTGACATGTTATGAATGAACTTAGACCCGATTGTATTGTTGAACTCGTCCCACTGTTTCCTCCGAGAGATACTAGAGATCCATTTTGATATAGAGAGGCACTACTTAGGTTGACGTTTTCTGTTATCTGTATTACCTGGTCTTCTGTAAAACTTGTAATGAAATCTGTAGAAATTGTATGTGTATCATAATTTACCATTGTTTGTATATTGGCTATATTGGCTTGAAGGGCTAATATCTGACCTGCTGTATCTGAAGAACTAGTAATTCCTGTGGCAATACCTTGTAATGGCACAATATTTACTACATATGGATTTGTTGACATATTCTATTGTAATAAAATGTATTAAATAAAGATACAATACGTGTTTAATCGAAGGTCTAAACCCGGAATCCTTGACTATAGTCAAACCCCTTCATATTGTAGACATGGAGAAGAAGGACCCCCAAAAATATAAACAATACGATTCTTCATCTGATACATCAAGCGTTGCGTCTGACGAATCGTTAGAGAGTGCATCAGGACCTAATTTTGCAGACTTTGCTAGACAGCTTACTTATAAGAAAGACAATGAGGGAAATGATTATTTTTATCCATACGACCAAGTTAAAAAGGAGGAAAAGGCAGGAACTTATGAATTTCCTACAACCTTTACCGAGAAGAAAGACCCTCCTAAGACAGCCGATTTAACTACACTTTTTCTTATTGACAGTCTCAATCGTGACAAAAGTGCATTTCCTCAACCTACATCTTTTACATTGAAATTACCTCGTGTCTACAGAAATGTCAAATCGATTTCTATGACACAAATTAAATTACTCTGTAGTTTCTATTATTTCAGCGATAGTGTTGCTAAGTCCAACATATATTTGCCTATAAGGGAAAGGGGTCGTGAATCAATTGCCACTTATAATGGATCACCTCTGACAAGGGTCGCAACAATCCGTCAGGGTACCTATGGTATTGGTGATTTATTGAATGAAATTCAAACGCAACTTAATTACACTCCACTGTTCTATGATTTCCCGAATGGATTTACTGATTTTATTAAAATTTTCACTGTAAATGGCGACTATAGTATTAATTTTAATCAACCAGGTGATACATACTATGATGCACTGAATTCTAAATTTATTCAAAATCCTAGTCTTACAACAATAATTGGACACTATTGGGGTTCTAGGTTTGCTGGACTTCCTGATTACTCAATAAATCAGTTAAAGGTTGCTTATTATTACCCTGTGTTATATGAGGTATTTCTTGATAAAACAGATACAGTTATAAAACCTCAACTTGATTTAAATGTTCCTGCAAACCTTCTAGGCCCAGGTGAAACCGTGTATTCTCATTTAGTTTTTAATATGTCTGGTATTAATGATACAGTTGCACTTTTCTTGATTAATAAAAATATAATCCTTCTTGATAAATATAGATTAAATAACACATTTCGTTATAGTTTAATAAACCGATATCAACTGGGATATGATGCTAACTCTTTACAGGTATATATTTTGACAAACTCATTGAATACTTCGTTAGTCAATCTTATTAATAATACGTCTGCGTCTGCTTTGACGAGTATATTGACTAATTTGGGCCTTACACCGGCTAGTTATAATACTCTAAAATCTACAGTGGATAAGGCTACTGTAGTTTATACAGGTATGTTCCAGTTCCTACAGGCTCAGTTAACAAAATTCGCAGGAATTCCCTTTGCTACATATTCACCCCAATTTTTCAATAACGTGAATAATATAATTTATTTTCAGAATGGATTAAATGCAGTAAATATTCGCTCTGGCTACACTTTAGAATATTTGACTTCTGGGGAAGTGCCTCTGATATCCACGCTTACAAATTATAGTAATTCGCCTAGGTATTGGCCAAATATGATTTCTACAAACGGTTATGTAGGAACAGGTCTAAGCAGAATTAACACACCCCATTCATTAATACCTTATAACGTGCCAGGGAAAAATTTTCAATTCGGTGATACTATTATCGACTCAAGTAAATTCTTCTTCAATACAAATAAAGCATCTCGAAGCATAGATTCCATTATTAAAATCAATCCTAGTCAATATACAATATTCAAATTCCGTTCTTCTGCAAGGCAAACATTACAGGTTGAAACCCTGCCCCTACCTTATTATTACAGGTATGCTGATTACAATGCTCAGGGTAAATATAAAGGTGTGCTCGATTTAAGCAGAAATAATGTTCCACAACAGTATTTTGACCTTTCTTATAATTTTGTTTATAATTCAACTAACATGACAATGGATAGTTCTAAGTATTTACCTAATATACTAAATCCCATTTTTGGTCAGAGCTTCCAAGAGTCTTTTATAAGTGGGACAACTCTAAATGCAAATTCTCAGACAAGCTATATTCAATTTGAATTTATTGCACCATATCCATCTGGAGTTTCTACAGGTTTATTTGCAAATAATACAAACATATCATTTGTATCCATGCTATCAGGAAATCTGAGCACATTATTCGCCGATTCATTCTCTGCATTTGTATATCACGACAGAGGTGCATTTATGGCTGACTTGGAATTTCCTAGGAATGAAAATCCCTTACATTATATTTATGCGGCATCTACAACTTCCGCGAAATCTGATATAACTATACAATTCAGTACTTTCTCAGGCCACAAGTATTATACAATATTTAGAAGCGATAATATTTCTTGTTCCAATATATCATATCGACCAATCGTATATTATAACGATTCCACATATACAGAGATTAAAACCGACTATGTAAATTTTGACCCGACATCAAATCCATATGACAACTCTAATGTAACTAACTACCCATTTGTCACTAATTACAATACAGATTTTACTAGATTACCAACTTACTCTAATCTAACTGCATTAAATCCAAATAGTTCATCATTTAATGTTTCTTTGACACTCAAAGGAGTTCCTATTGGATATGATATTTCAGGTATTTCTAACGATTTGACGGATTATATTGGCTATAATGCTGGTAGAGAAGGTGTAGATCCATCTACACAATTTAGAATAGATCCACTTAGCTTCTATACATTTCAATATATATCACCCTTTAATCAAGTCTTAGGAACATACTTTGATTCAAATAGTTCTAATTCTATTTTACAACCTATTACAAATAATACATATCTGCACCAGGGGACTTCTACTTCTCAGCTTAAAATTGTACACTGGTATAACGGATATTCTATACCTCAACAACTTGATGACACGTTTACTAGCTTTAATACCATTGGAATTGCTAATACTTCTTCTGTGACAAGTTATCTTAAATCATATCCTGTAAATTCTAATGGAAATATCATACTTGGTAGAGGAATTAATGCAATTGGGTTTTTACCAAACGACGGGCTTTTTGAACTAAGTTCCTTTACTTTTAAATCTTGTATATATCCCTTGACTGAATTATATGCAACGCAGGAGGACCCTAATTTACAGATTGCTTATATAGGTGTCTTCAGTGGTCTAAGTTTAGTGAACAATTTAATCACCTTATCTTCTGCACTTACCGTCTTAAAATTCCAAGATTCCGTTGCATACGGACCAAATACCCTCTATAGAACTCCTGGATTTGGTTCTGAACTTGGAACATGGTATTCATATTCACGAGATCCTGCGTTTGTTCCTACTAGTAATGTTAGTATTAGTGGCTATACTCCAAATAGTAATGAACTCTTAAGTTATAATTCCATGTATTATATGGTCCCTTTTAACTCAAAGGGAGCTAATCTAACTTACTCCGCCCTATCTGGTAGTTTAGTAGCATATCCTTTGGCATATACTCCTAGCACAATGAATAATTTTTATGGACAAGTTGCTCAAAATACACCTGGAGCTTCTTCTCAGATAGAATATATTGTTCCTAGTAAGAAAGGTGGTGTTACTTCTGTATATGGACCACAAGGTATATATTCACCTACCCAATCCCAATATGCCCAGTCTATTCCCATTACGACTACTTCTTTAGGGTATAAAGATTATTCATTCTTAGCATATGACATAAATGCTCCCTATTCATTTAATACAATACTAACTACTACACAAAGTAGTATAACTACGTTTTTTACAGAGTATTCCGATAATCTATATTTAGTCAATGCATCATCTATAGCCTGTTCAAATTCCATGATGAGCTATCCATCGGCAAAGTATGCAAGTTCATTAAGCACACTTATTAAAACAAATGGGGGAACCAATGAGTGTATCAAACATCTCTTAAATCCTCCATCTACTCTTCAAAATTATATGATTCAGGGAACTACTCTTGGATTTAGTACATTTACATTCAGTGCTCAGCCAGGTGATGATAGTAATATAACAACGCAATCATTTCAACTAGATACATCTATGAATACAGTTACAATGTGGTTATGGGGCGGGGGTGGTTCATCTATTCCTTCTTCTAATACATTTGTATCAGGTGGTGCAGGTGCTTACGCAAAGGTGAATGTAAATGTTCAAAATCTGTTAAACACAAGAACTCCTGACTGTCCAGACGGAATTTCTACATTATATATGGTAGTGGGTAAAGGGGGTAATAGAGATAATATTCCTTTAGTCGAGACAGTTGGATCATTGCAGCTTTACGAACAACCTAGATATGGTGGAGGTGGAACCTCTCTCTTAGGTAATTTTGTAAATGAAAATAGTTTAGGATTACAAGGTGGAGGATTTTCTGGTTTGTTCACTGGGTCAAATCTTAAGACAGCAACACCTCTTTTAATTGTGGGTGGTGGTGGTGCTGCAGGTGCGAACGAACTAGGTGGTCCAGGTGGCTTTGGTATACAATCTCAGGAATTATCTATCAAGAATTTACAGTTTTCTACAGCGACATTCAGTGGTGTTTTCTATAATCGCAAAAATATTAGTCAAATAGCCGATGTATTCTCAAATAGCATAAAAAATATGTCAACTCTGCAGAATGTAATTGATAATAATTTGACTACATTATGGAATCCAACTATCCCTGCAAAAATGAACCCATCAAATTATATTCCTACGCCAAATACATACGGATTTAGCCTCGGTTTTTCTAATATCCCTACTTCTATAAGTAAAATACGTTATTATGGCACAGTAGCTACGAACACGAGCAACTTGCCAACAGGATTTCTCTTATATAACGACGTAAATAAGACGCAATTGCTTTATTCAAACACTTCTTTAGAACCGACTAATTTTCAGACGGTAGACAATGGTTCATTTATACAATCGATATATGATATATATCCTTCTAAACAAGTGGTTCCCAGCACTATTTCTGCATTTGCATGGCTAGTCGCAGGAAATAATACGACTGCTCAGACGAGTATTCAATACAGTTTAGACAAGGCTATATGGGTTCCTACACGCAATTCTCTATACGGAAATATTACATCTATTCGATACATTGACGCATTTTCAAAATGGATTGCAGCGGCGCAGACAATGCTAGAAAGTTCAAATGGTATGGCATGGACACCATGCTCAGTTACAGGATTTAATGGAGCACAATTTAATACATTTGATTATGGTTTAGGAATATTAGTCGCAGGTGGGAGTGATGGTTCACTATTTGTATCTTCGAATGGGAATACATGGACATATACAGGAACAAAATTTTCCCAGACGGTTAATCGTATTCGTTTTATAAATGGGCTATTTTGGGCACTAGGAGGCTCAGATATACTAGTAAGGAAAAGTTCAAATGGTTTAACATGGACACCCGTTGTAGGTATAGGTGTATCAGGTATTCGTGATATTACATATGGCCTAGGTAGATATGTAATTGCTCAAGATAATGGAACACCCCCATTTTATAGCGGTCTAATCTATAGCCAAGACGGTATAACATGGTCACCTACGTCACAAGTAAATCTTGTAGGTTTCACTGGAAATAGTGTAGTATATGCAAATAACCTCTTTGTAGCTGTGGGCAAGACAGGTGATAATTCATCCTTTATTAAATATAGCATAGACGGTATTAATTGGTTAAATAGCAAAGCATCCTCCAGTGGGGACATACAGAGATACAGTGTTGAATATGTAGGTAATACATTTATAACGGTAGGAAAGACACAAGCAAATACGGGCTTAGCTGGAAATCAGGTATCTATATTAACAAGCTCAGATGGCATATCGTGGTCCTATAGTTTTTCAGGGGGATTTGACCCCGATATTGGTTCTTCCTTGGTTCAAGGTAATTCTGTTGGTTATGGACCGATTACTGTATTGCCTAATTTATCTACACTGTATCTTGAAATTCAGGCAGGTTCAAATGAGCCTTATACACATGAAATTCGTTCATATGATACGGCTTCTTATATTCCAGCTAATACATCATATCTTATCGATAATAATATGAATACTTCTTTTTATCCAGCCGAGGAGAATACAGTTGACGTTATTCAATACCCATTTTCATTTTATCTGCCTTCGACCGTCTCAACAATAAATAAATTGCAGATATATACAGAGCCTTCTTATTCTAGTAAGTTTACTGGTATATCAATCAATCTTGATGGAACAGAGCAATCCGTTATTTGTAATATACCTAGTATATCTAATACATCTTTTACGTTTAATCAAAATACACAAAAGAGTTTGTATGAAATATTATTTGTTCCAGAACTGCGTAACATTTCAACGTTAAATATTAATTTTACAAAGATTACACAGAGTAGTCTGCAGTTAGTTGATATAAATGCGCTATATGACCCAAATTCACAGGTAGAAGAAAAACCAGCTTATATAGTCAATGACACAGATAACCGCCTTCCATTTAGATTAATATATGGTCTATCAAATGTTATCAACAACGATTTAACAACATACTGGTATCCTGGTAATTTCATACCAGGAGACTATCTCAGATTAAATTTTAGATTTTCTACTGCGGTTGATAGGATTAATCGAATCCAGATTTATAACGGACCATTTCCTTCTTCCAACAATTTAATTACATCTATTGCAGTATATACAGATTCTAACAAGTCACTCCAGGTGTATTCAAATGCAAGTCCTATCTTTAGACAATATTTACAATATTCGATAATTGAATTTGATATTATACCATTATTAGGATACAGCAGCGTATATATGGAATTAGGTAAGGCAACATCTGGGCCTCCGATTATTAATGAGATAAAATTCTTTAATATTGGCTTGATAACTGATACAGCTAATGGTTTCACCGCAGGTAATACATTGACAATGAACCGCACAACGCGTTCTCTAAACCCTTATAATGGAGGTGGCGGCTCTAGTAATATTGGGGGGTATGGTGGACCAAGAGCTTATTTGGGAAATTATTTGGCAGGTGGAAGTCCTGCAATCTTGGACCAGCAATTGTCTATTTCAAATACATCTGAAATCCAGAGTGGATCTGGAGGTGGAGGAGGTGGATATTATGGTGGTGGTGGTGGTGGTGTTAATACACAGGGAACAAGCCAAACAGGCGGAGGAGGTGGAGGTGGTTCTGGATTTTTATTAAATAATTCAAATTCTCCTATATTCACTCTATTAGATTATAGTGTAGCAGTACCTGGTCTTAATACGGCTATTAAAAACTATATAAGCCCTGGAACTCAAGAACAGATAAACCTTGTAAACAGTAATGTATTACAGACCCAAACAGTGCGTTATGGTCAAGGAGGAACCCCTCTTGTAGATACTGGTAGAGGTGGACATGGTATAATTGTGGTGAATTATGATAGAAATACAGTCGTTAACCCACCTTCTTCATCTGGCACTGTATTTCCTTCTTTTATTGATGGGTCTCAGCTGTCAGTATTTCAATCGCAAATCGAATATAACACAGAAGAAAGAAAATTATCATTCTCTACATTTCAAGATTCTCTACAGGCTACTAGTTATTCAAGGTATAACTGGGTTTGGTATAGGTCGTTTTTGTCATTAGTAGGTTGTTCATTAACGAATACATTAGAAGCAACCTCATCTATACCAGTTAAGCCTAATAGCACATGGCCTTACTTGCCTACACAAACATATGAATCCTTATCTACAATTACACCATCAGTAATTGATTATTTTACAAAGCCTGATACCGTGCAGACAGTTTCACAGATTACATCTTCAATAGCAACATTATTTCATGCATTTCAGAATACATTTATTCAACTCTTAAGTTCAGATCCTTCATACAAGGAAATGACAGAAATTTACTGCCTTTTGGATTATTTACAGAACCCCGTTAATATGTCAAATACTCATGCTGCGTCTGGAAGACTTGATAGATTATTAGGGGGCATTCCGCGCTTTGGGTATTGGGCAAATCCCTTCTTTACAAATGTTTCGTATGTAGGATTTGATATAACATCAGGTCAAATTCCTACACCTGATTTATCCACCATAGTACGCAGTAGCATACCTGTTCGCGCAATGTATGGTCTAGTTTTAGAGCAAAATTTATTAACAGGTGTCTATAGTTTTAAAGATATTATGGCATATAAACCAACATCTGAAGACCCTATTACCTGGCACACAGCTACGCAGTTCACAGAAAGTTATAAGGTAAGAAACCTAACAAATACTCAATATCTTGCATCGAATATTCCTGTGCAGCCCTATACCTTTAAAAATGCTATTTCTGCTAGACTTCCGCTCTTCAATTATAATGTATATACTACCCCAACAACTATTAATAATGTTAAATACGATATACCTATTCAAATTCTGAATGATTTCGAGGGTTCTAATATATACACATATTCCTTTCAGAATACGGTTACATCAGATATAAGTAGTATTAATATACGAGAGCTACCTTTTACTTCAACAACAATCCAAATAAATCAACAGAATATAAATCAACAGGCAGCGCTAAACTCCCCTCTTATAGGAACAATTGTATCAGAATACCAAAGCACTGTCGTTAATGCGATAACATCGTTTGGCTTTAATGGTGTTAATTACCAACCAGTATTGAAGTTTACAACTGGCACTAGTAATTACTACAATAATATGTCAACTGTTCCAGATGATAATATATCTAACACAAATGTTGGAAAGGCAATTAATGATTTTTATGGAAATTACTATTTTACACGAAACGATGGTTCGCCAAATCTATATCAGAATATCTGTACTGTTAAGATGTATCCTCAATACTTTATAAATACCAATATCTCATTTGCATCTCCGAAGTTTATTTTAGGACAGTATAATGCAGGTTCTAATAACCCTTACAGTGATTTTTTCGTGTCCAAAAATACGAATATCTGGCATTTACCCTCAAAAGGTATTCTAAATACTATCTATGGGGTTCGTCTTACATCGCCTTACGATTTTAGTGTAAAAACAAGCTTCGCTAATCAGATATTTTACCCTACTCATAAAATCACTCTAGTAAAAACTGGCTCTTTAGTAAACCCAATACAGAATGTAAATGATGTACAAACATATCCATCATTCCAGCATACACAAATGTTCTTTTATAACAATTTTAGTTCAATGGTAAATGATATCAGTGGAACTTTTGCACAAGAATCTACCAGTAATTTTGCTTATTCAGATATGTTTTCTGGATATGGGTTCAACTCATATATTTACAATATAAATATGCCCGTTTCTACAGATTTCAACAATGACAATGCAGATACATTCAATTATCTGGCAATTCGTGCTTACTCGCCCTCTGAAACTTTTCAGAGTTTAGTTCGTTTTTATTTGCCACAGCGATATGACTTTGGTTACATTTCCTTGAAAGATTTATCAAATGAACAGCATATAATTAGTTCTATTTCTAATGTAAATCCAGACTATAAGGCATATTTAAATTTATTCAATCAGGCATTTAGCACCAATCAGGTATATGGGGCCACAGGTATACCTGGATTTTCTGGGTCCAATATTTCAACAACAAGTTTTGGAGACTTCTTAAAACAATATAATATTATAAATAGCACAAATGTAAAGAATACATCTATAATAAGCACGGTTACAGGCCTTAGCAATGCTGCTATTACGAATTTAATTGCTGGAGATTTACAATATATTATGCCTTCTTATTTAGCAAATCGTAACAGAACAACCGACCCAATTGAATTCATGATACCCTTTTCGACATGTGTAACTCCGTCCAATGCCAACATTGACCAGTATGGAATGGGTTATAATTTGGGATTTTCCTTTAAAGATACTCAATATAATACGGTTCAACGTGCTACATCGTTTTTTAAATTGCTGGATGACTCTATTTTCCTCAGATTGAATGAAGAGTTTGGAATGAATAAGATGGATATAAGTCAGCCTGAGAAATTTTCTCAGACACGCGACACCACTGCGCAAAGTGGACTGTATAATTCCAAGCTCATGTTAAACAGTTTTGGTTCCTTTGCAACTACATTCGTGCAAAGCCCTGTAACTTTTAACCCACCTATCGGAAAAATAGATACCTTGAGCTTTAGTTGGTATAATTCAGCAGGTGTCCTCTTAAACAACAATGACTGTGATTGGTCAGGGTCTATTCAGATTGTAGAATCTGTAAGTGCCCCTCTTTCATAAATTTAAGGCGGTTCCTATAATATTTAAAATTCTAATCTAGGTCAGATATGTCTTCTTCTGTAGCACCCATGAACCCAATGGGAACTCCATTTGAAAAGGGAAGTCCCGTTGAACAATATCCTATACAACCTTCTCAGACAAAACCTTTTTTTCCAGCGGTTTGCTTGTCATCACATTGGGACCCCAGTAAAATCTATAGACGCACTGTTCCTGAAACACTTGTTTCTTTACCTGTTGACTTCAGACCTTATACCAAGGTCTGTCTAGAATATCGCACAAGTGCTGCAGGACAGAAGGCCCCTGAAATCTCAGACGACGTGGTTTTCCCTCAAGGTGGTAAACTATATCCTCCCGATCGTTATCTCAGAGCTATTGATAATGAAAGTTTACTCAAGAGGCTTGATAGACCTCTAGGAACATGTGATGATAAGCAGTATTTGCCCCCTCAAAATGGTGACATGTATGTCGATAGAATGTTAGTTCCTGGTTCAGCGAAGCCACCATCTCAGTTTGTAGAAGAAATATCAATGCCCCAGGCCTTAATTCGTGCTGGCACTTATGCATGTAGAGCGGAAGCCGACCAACGGAACTGGGACAGGTCCCCTCGTTTATTCAACAATTCCACAAAGCAAGACAGATACAAGGGGCCAACAGAGCCTCCCCGGCAGAACATATGGAATGACAGTCGTAGAACACAGACAAGTGAACCGACCACTGCAAAGCTAACCCCTAATGGATGTAGAGCCTGGGGTTGTTAGATATGCGGCTTAGAGGCCCTTAATATTATACAGCGTAGCGTTAAGAAGATGATTGAATGGATTGTTATCCTTTTAATAATTTTTTGTATAATTGTCTGGCATTATACTCAGTCTACAAGTAAATACAGTTTGTCTCAGATAAAGGAACCTCAGATACCTATTTCTCTTACAACCTTATGGGAGGAGAAAAATCCAATTATAGTATCTGAAGTAAAGTCTAGACGAATTTGGTCTTCAGATGCTTTAAAACAAACACGATTCTGGGGAGCCCAACCTATTTGGCAACAATACGAAACAAACCCACTGTCGGTGCAAACTGTGGAACGAACTCTTCAGACAACTTGGGCGGAAATTTTGGGAATTTCTCGAATTCACTCAGAAACTATTCTTAGATGGTTTGACCTAAGTCCAATGGTATTTTCTACGAGGACAGAAGCACATATTGGACCCGAGGGGCTCAGACAATTGTATGGATGGGCTACTGCGATAGAATGCTCAGATGGCGGAGCCAGATGTATTCTCCTTCATAGCGGACAGAAATCTAGGCTACCACCTGGATGGCAAAATCTCAGATGGTCTGAGGCAACCGTCGCACACCATCCGCTTTGGACACAAGTTCAGAATATAGAAGTAATCTTAAGACCTGGAACTGTGCTACTTGTCCCCTCTCATTGGTTAGTTGCAATAGAACCCCTAGAACAAGAAAAACCATTCTGGTGGACAAGAACTGATTTACATCATCCTATCTCGAAATTGGCTCAAGGCCTTAATGAAAAAACATAAATGTAAAAAAGAAGACCTGTAAAAATTGCTTAGAGGTATTTAATAGATAAGAGCAATGTCATCCGATGAGAGTGTAGATACGGATCTTACGGATACTATGGCGGCAATTCATTCCATGGTTGAGAAGTTATCACATGAATCTAAGACCATTTATGCAAAAGCTCTCAAAATCAGCGCCCTCATAGAAAATCCAGAATTAAATATTTGGACGGAAGAATTCCATTTATCTGAGCATTCCTATAAATGGGCAAAGAAACATATGGTTCCTAGGAAGACTACAATGTGGCAAATCCATAGAACACTCTTGGAGGCAGCAAAAAAGGAAAAGCGAGTATCGAGGGGTCACCTCGTTAGATTATCAGCAGAAGAAGCTGCAATTATGGAATTGCCTTCAGATGAAAAAATTTCCGTGTGGCAAGTTTTAGGGAAACTTCCAAAATTCTTTGTATAAGTAACTATAAAAATTGTTTTTTAATTTCATCATGTTTCAAAGGTACAACATGGATGAAGATCAACAGAGAGCAGTCGACTTGGCCCTTTCAGGAAAATCATTCTTTCTGACAGGAGCAGGTGGAACAGGTAAATCTTACACAATTCGTCTAATCATTGAGGCCTTGAATAAGGCTAACAGGGACGTTTCTTTGACCGCAATGACCGGTTGCGCTGCGTTGCTCTTAGGGCGTGGAGCAAAGACCTTGCATTCTTGGGCAGGAATTGGTCTAGGGAAGGAGCCCATTGACACCATTCTGCAGAAACTCCGAAAGTCGTTCAAGGCTAAAAAAGGATGGCAATCTGCAGATACACTCATCATAGACGAAGTAAGTATGATGACACCTGACCTATTTGATAAGCTAGACGTAATCGGTAGGTCAATCTTAAGAACCGATAAGCCATTTGGGGGAATTCAAATCATAGCAGTTGGTGATATGTATCAGCTGCCTCCTGTAAACAAGGAAAACAACGGGTCATTCTTCGTATTCGAATCGCAGACGTGGAAGGAGGTAATGAAGGATGCAGTTGTTCTACAGAAAATCCATAGACAGTCTGACCCAGTCTTCCTCAAGATTTTGGATGAGGCTAGGGCAGGTAAGTTATCACAAGAATCTATTCAAATACTGGATAAACGAAAGACGAATGAATGGAAGAAATTGGAAATTAAGCCTACTCTCTTATTTACAAAGAGGGCAGATGTTGACCAAATCAACATTGCGCAGCTCCAAAAGTGTGAGGGTGAAGATAGAGTATTTAGAGCAAGAACCAATAGGACACAGAAGTATTTGGTATCTCACACGGTTGACCAAGTGACCGAATACGCAGTCGATAAGATGGATAAAAGCGGCGCGTATGTCCCAGAACTCACTTTAAGAAAGGGTGCACAAGTGATGTTGCTATCGAACAAATATATAGATTTTGGCCTGGTAAATGGGTCTAGAGGCGTAGTAGAAGGATTTACAGATGGCCTCGCTAAATATCCTATGGTAAAGTTTAAGAACGGAGAAGTTCTAACGATTGACCCTCATACATGGGCATCTGAAGAGGTGGAGGGCCTGGAGAGGCAACAAATACCCCTACGTCTAGCTTACGCAATCACAATCCACAAGGCTCAAGGAGCCACACTGGATTGTGCTTTGATAGATATAGGTAAGAATACCTTTGAATACGGTCAGGCATATGTTGCCCTATCAAGAGTAAAGTCACTGGATTCTCTTTACATTTGGGACCTAGACCCGAGTGCATTTCGAGTTCATCCTAAGGTAGAAGTGTTTCTGAATGCAGTTAAGGAAATGGATACGACTGCAGTAGTTCCTGACCCATCATCTGTAGATACCACTCAAGGACTTCCTGCCTTAAGAACATCAAACCATAATACGCGCATGTCAGCACCTTGTACAACCATAAGTGCCTTAGAAAGCGATGATCCCTCTTGATCATATGGAGCCAGAATACCAAGAATCATAAAACGAATAAGATTATTTGTTCCTATTCCGCGCTTGTCGATAAGAGGTTGATTAAACTTGTACATTAATTCTTGTATCATTGAGTTAAATGGTGATAAGATAGAATATCTTGTCAAGATGAATTCTAGGAGTATTTTTTCCGTGTTATTTAGAGAATTATCTAATGCCTTATAGTCTATAGGATTTACCCTTAGTTTCCTGCATATTGATTGTATTTGTTCTATCATAGCAATAAACAGAATTCGTTTTAATAAATAAGAAACTATTCTATGCCGATTTACTTGAATTAAGTCTGTCGAACTGGTCGAATCTGAAAGAACGTCCTTGTCATTTATCCATCCATTCAATAAGACACTTGGTGATACATTTTCCATGTTTTTCCTGTAACAATAGTTAAGCAGTCTGATTTCGAATGGTATTTGACTGTAACCACAGAAAAAATCAATCTTTGCTACATATTTGATGAGGAAATTACAATAAAATGTGTTAGAAGAGTCTACACCATTTAGCCGGGATACACACCTACCAAAGTCAGCTAAGCCAAATTCAATACCATTCTTCAGACGCTTTACAACAATATTTTCGGAATGTAGGTCTGTATGAATAAGTTGACCTATCGAGCCCTGGTAAAGCTGTTGAAGGACTAGCATTAGTTGCGGAACTGCTGCATCAATGACTTGAACTACAAGCTCATATGGCTTATTTACTTTATGAATAAATCCACTAAAGGTCATATCGTATTTTGGAATAATCATCAGAATAGATTTAGTTGAAATATTTTTACCTTTACTAATCATATTTTTCAAAGAACTACATGCCTTACCATCACTTTGCCATGAAATAAGAGCCTTTTCAGAATTTACAACTGACTTTATATTTTTTGGAGCAGCGGGATGAAATTTGTCTGCAGGTTTACATTGACTGTGTAAGCCTATGATATATCGCGAACTCATTTCAGGTCCAAGGATTTGATTAACAATTTTCAAGTTATTTATTTCTTCATCGTTTGTACTCACTATTTTACTAACAAAGTGCGAATCACTTGAATTTACCTTCACTTGTGATGCAGTATTCGCAGAACAAGGCCACATTGGTTCTGACAAAATACATCCATCAACACCTTCTCCAAGTACTCTTCCGCCCAGCATATCTAACGTATCATACTATAAAAATTGCTTAACAAATTTCAGCTACAAAAGATACAAACATGGATAATTTCTCTGAACCTAATATATTGTCCAGAACCAGAATGGAGGAGCACGTTGTATCATTAGTTCAAGAGAATTCCACCATTATCAAGGCTTCTGACGTCATTAAGGCTAACACTTCTCCGGGTCGAAAGCCAAAGGTCCCCAAGGTAGAACCACCCCCTTTAAATTTAGCAGAGGTAAATTCAGTTGTATTACCTAAGCCCGTCACGGATGAGCCACTTCTTTTAGAAAATCCGGAACGATTTGTTCTATTCCCGATTCAACACGCCGATGTATTTGCGATGGCTAAGAAGGCAGTTTCTGTATTCTGGACAGTAGAGGAACTTGATTTGACGAAGGATACGAAGGATTGGGCTAAACTAGACCAGAATACCCAACACTTTATTAAGCATATTCTAGGCTTCTTTGCTGCATCAGATGGCATCTTAATGGAGAACCTTGCCTTAAATTTCCAGCACGAGGTTCAATGGCCAGAAGCAAAGTATTTCTATGCAAATCAGAACTTTATGGAGTCTATTCACTCAGAGATGTATTCACTCTTAATTGACACTTACATCGATGATAAGGTTGAGAAACAGAAGTTGCTAGAGGCTGCTTCAACAATTCCTGCCATTCAGAAGAAGGCTGATTGGGCAAAGCAATGGTTGAATGCGAAAGAGGCGGACTTTGCTACTCGTTTAGTGGCATTCGCAGTTGTAGAGGGAATATTCTTTAGTGGTGCGTTTTGCTCCATCTTTTGGCTGAAAAAGAGTGGATTGATGCCTGGGCTTACTACGAGTAACGAGTTCATTGCTAGAGATGAAGGGATGCACACGGATTTCGCTTGCCTACTTTATTCTAAGATTAAGCATCGTCTGACGAAAGCCAGAGTTTCCAAGATTATAAAGGAGGCAGTTAAGATTGAAAAGAATTTCATTACGAAGGCTCTGCCATGTGAACTCATTGGCATGAATGCTACCCTCATGTCTCAGTATATTGAGTTCGTTGCTGACCGCCTTGTGGTTCAACTCGGTTATACGAAGATTTTCGACGCAGTAAATCCCTTTGATTTCATGGAGCGCATTTCCTTGGAAGGGAAGGATAACTTCTTCGAGAAGCGTAACGCTAACTACGCAAAGGCGGGTGTAGGAAAGTCCGCATCTGAGATGAGTTTCAGCGTTGACGCAGACTTCTAAACCTTGCGCCTTCTACCACCAGACATAGGGGCTACTGATACACTGGAATTGATTGGGTTTAGGAAGATTGCATAATATGGGTAATAAAACACAGGGAATATGTAGCATAAAACTGCCCACATGAATGCCATCCCCGTATTATTTATTGACATGTTGTAGTCATAAGAGAGTTTTGCTGAGCCGTAGCAGTAAAGAATTCCGAAGCCAAAAGACAATATAAAAATAAAAATTCCAGTGGCAAATAAGCCAGGGGAATTTTTAGCGTGTTCATTTATAGCGTCGCTTGCAGAAAATGATTCGGCCTTGTATCCTAAGAAATGTAAGACTGTATTCATCTATTTGGTATTCATTTTTCATTTACTCTGCAAAGAGATCCTTTGTTACGTCTGTATGCAAGGCGAATTTGCTATTTTTCAAGATGGTATAAAAATTGACTGCACTTTATACTGCACCCGGTGTATAGAAATGTCCCACCCCTTTCAAGCGATTTCTCTATTCTCAGGATGTGGTGGAGATACTCTTGGCCTAGAACAGGCTGGGTTTAAGGTAGTAGCTTTCAATGAATTTAAGAAGTTTGCGATAGATACTCACCTTGCCAATTTCCCCGATTCAATCCTCTTGAAGGATGGTAATAACTCAGATATCACAAAGGTTCCGGATACTGTCTTTACACCCTATAAGGGTAAGGTTCAGATTGTGTTTGCTGGGTTTCCTTGTCAAGGGTTCTCTAAGGCGGGTAAGAAAAACGCAGCAGATCCGAGAAATCAGATGTTCAGACAGTTCCTACGTGTAACTAAGGCGGTTAGACCGCAATTCATTATTGGAGAAAATGTAACAGGTCTTCAGACTATGAAAACCGGGCCAAACGAGACGGACCCACTTGTCTTAGATGTTATATGCAAGGAGTTCATGGACGCAGGATATCAGATTTATTACAAACAAGTTGATGCTACAGACTTTGGTGTTCCCCAGAAGAGGAAGCGTGTTATCTTAGTTGGCTGGGATACCTTGTCTACGAATATAAAGCCTATTATCCCAGAGAGCTTCTGGGCATCTGTAGCTGAGCATGGCCAGAAACTCCCTAGAACTTCTTTGGCCACCTTTGTTTCAAATTCTATGGAAGGCGCCTATCAAATTCCAGAGGCCTTTGTACCCGATGATTTCTCTGATTTTGCGCTGAGAGTTGACGAGGCAGTAATTCCCACAGGGACACCTCACCCCTACGTTATTCTAAAATCTAATCAGGACCTCTTGAGTTGTTCTAAACGTATAAGCCCTATCCACTCTGAAATTGTAGATGTGAATAGACCATCTAAGACTATTATCTGCACATATGACCATCAACCTAGGTTACTAGTTGGCCTTAGAAAGCCGAGTGGTATTAGTTACTGTCGAACCCTCCATCCAGATGAACTTAAGCAAGTACAGGGATTTCCTTCCAATTTCATCCTAACTGGTTCTAAGAAAGACCAGGTTACACAGATTGGTAATGCGGTGCCTCCTGCTATAATCCAGTCTGTAGCATCAGTCCTCAAAGCATTACTATAAAAAATGAATCCTTGACTAGGCTATCTAAAAGCATGCCTAGCCACGGAGTTGAAATCATTGATGGTATCCCTGTAATTCTACGTAATGGAGAAATGATTGCATTTCAACCTGGTCTTTTAAGCAAGGATATGAAGATTAAACTGGGAACATACAATGCTGAGACGCATACAGCCACCTGGCAAAATACGGAAGAGGTAAAGAAGTGGCTAGAGGAGTATCAGAGCGGAATGGTTTCTCGTTCTCGTAAATAATGCCGGAAACTTTATAGTAAAAATGAAACTATTTTTACTATAAACTGAGGTATGGACAAAATAATACAGATGGATAAGCATCACATCGAGGCCTGGGGCCTTTGGTGGTTTGAATGGCAGAAACAAACGAAAGAAAGTCTTCAGCAGCAAGCAAGTTCAATTCGTTCCAAGGCTAAAGATCTTCCTAGGAACTCCGCAACTCGCTTGGTTTTGCCGCCCAAGTAAATACTGCATTCTTTCATAACTAGATTTAAACATTACATTTCCAGTTGCTTCTTTTCCAAGAGTTCCGTTTGTAGCAGCAGTAACCTGGCTATTTTTTGCTTGATAGATCATATTCGCAGAATTCTGGTATGCTATGGAATCAAATATAATAGGCGCATATTGTTGTGTGGTACACTGGCATATTCTGGAATTATAAGGGTTAGCAGACATTCTAATACAGTAAAACAATTTAGAACGATAGCGTAGTAGGATCTGGACCTTGTTCAAACGGATCTTTATAATCATATGTAATTGAGTTATATTTACCAACAGCTGCGCCTGCAGGATCATTCTGAAATAATAATCGTTGTCCCAGTGTATACATTCCTTGTTCACCCTCCTTGAAGACATAATATGCTAATGTCTTATTTCCGGCTATTCTTAGTCTACGCACATATCGGTTATAATCCTGGATACGAAAGAAGGTGGTTTGCGCTTCTGAGTATTTTATGCGTTGGGTATTTGTCATTGCTTTCATATCGCCAAAAACGATGGTATACGACATTTCTATCTATTGCTGCGAGTTTTTCTTAAGGTCTTTCGTCTTGGAGAACCATTTCTCCTTTTCCTTCGGAGACCACGTGTTTTATACCCTCCTGCTGTAATACCTTCATTAAGGTTCCATTCACGATTACCTATAGATACAATATTATCAATATGACCTCTATTTTTTAGACCTAGATTGAGTGACATGGAGACCTGAGATGATTTAGACCCCTCTTTCTCTGACGGAGGTTTAATTAGGGTCCGTATATAGTTCATAAGAATAGATATAATATATTGTTTACGATTTTCAAATGGCTTTATTTTCCATGCTTCTTTACTTATTCTATCAAATTCCACCTTAAATTTATCGGTTTCGAGTATTCTAATATCTTGAGGGCTTTTATACGTATCATATGGCATAGGGCCATATCTTAGTCCAATACTCTGAAGTGCTACATTATACGCTGCCGAATGAACACATTCTTTAAAGTCTCTGTTTCTTATAAACGTATATTTTTCATCATCGATCCAGCTGGGTGATGCTAAATCAATAAATACGGTGTCTAGTAATAAAAGGTAATTGTTACGGTTTACTTTTATACTAGCAATTATAATTCTAGCAAGTGATTCAAAGAAGATATAATCTGACAGACCCATTACATCATATCCATTCAAGCAATCTATTAAGTAATCTAAGTAATTTAAGAAAACAATGTATGCAATCTCATCTCTTGTATATTTATCGTTTTCTCTTCTACCACCGCCCATAGTGGTAGTTAAGATATGTACTAACATACCACTATCTGCGCCCATACTATATATTCCGTTGACCATTGCATTTTTTATACGAGGCATTCGCTCTCCTGCTGGAATTTCTATATAATCTTTACCTGCTGCCGCCGGCTTTTTAACTTTAGCTGCTTTTATACTTTCACCTGCTAATTTAAATAATTCAGCTTCGACCCCTTCTTTATCTGCTTTATTTTTCATTCTTTTAGTTTTTCTTTTAGTTATTTTTTCTATATCTTCATCTATTTTCGCGATTTCTCCTTCATAATGCTTTACAGATTCAGGCTTATCTAGCACCTTCTCTAATAGTTTACGAAATCCCTGTTTTTTTGCCTCTAGTTTTTGGATTGTTATATCTTCTCCATCCCTGTTCGATCGCCTTAAAGAAGCCACCTCATTAATTTCAGCAAAATACGTATTTATTTTTACACCCTCTGAAGTCAAATCTCCTTGTATTTGAGCCTGTTCAGCGGCCTCCTGGGCTACGCTTATTTCTGCACTTTCTTCATCGTCTTTTGATTTCGCTAATATATCACCGGTTATTTTTGATATCTCCTCTTGTATACTAGGTTTTTCTTTTGTATTTTTATGTTTAAGATATCCTACTAGAAACATTGGAGCTGTTTTACTGATATCATTATTCAATAATCTTATAATATCTATAATTGCGAACTTTGTTTTACTGTATACTGGCCACTTTTCTATAATTTCTGTATGAATTTCACGTAAATATTCTTTTAGTTCGTTAATATAATCCTGAGGTAATCTAAATTTCAAATATTCACAACTTTTTACACATCGAACTTGGAAGTTATCTTCTCCTCCACGACCATCGCCTCTATCAATTACAAATGGGTTAATTAATCTACGATATTCTTCATTAATTTCATACCCACTTGAGCGTATATATATATCATCTATGCTTTTTACCTTCTCCCAGACAGAATCAATAGTAGAACACTTAGATATATATACATCTAATTGTTCGATTGTTGCCAAATTTATATCAGCGGGTTCTAGAGGTATTTCTAGATTATTATAGTCAAGTGATGTAAGTCGCCAAAAAAGTTTAAGTAATGTATGCGTTTCACTAATTATATTTTGTACAAGTGACCTTGAACTTTCTATTGTATCTATTATCTCCTTAAATTTGGCGTAAATCTCAGCTCTAATATTTTTAACTATAATCTTAAACATAAAATTATATTCATTTACATATTGTTCATAACCCTTTCTAGATTTTGTTATTGCTACCTTCTTATATCTTGCAAGTCGCTCTTCATCCGTTTCTTGACTAGAACGAGTAAAATATAATAAGATTTTTTGCGGTTTTTCTGGATCATTAGACATTATATCGTCGTCGTTATTAGTGGTGTCAGTATCTTCTTCCTCTACAGCAGCACCCTCTCCTGGAATTGTACATGTAAATGCTACATCTATTCCAATCATTAAGGAATACCATAAAAGTATTTGATCAAGAGTAATTAATTTCATATTGTTAATTTTTACTTCAGAATTAATCTTATCATTAAAATATAATCTACCTGTATCTAAACACCAGAGTGCTTGTAGCCAATCACCAGACCTTTTACATTGAAAGAATGTAGAACAACGTATATGTTTTTCAGATTTAGATAAGAACCATTTTTCGATTAATGACCAACAAGAGGATATAGCATTATCAATATGCGGGTTACCTGTTTTATAGATAAGTTCCTTTTGCTTATTTAATATATCTAGTGTTATTCTGGGAAGTTTACCATTCTCGACATTTTCTAACTTAGAGAGTGTTAAATCTAATTTCGAAAAAAATTTACTACGATGTAGTTCGTCATCTTCTGTATCGAAAGAAGTATATTTTATATTTGTTTGACAATTATCTCTTAAGATATTATAGGTTGCTTGATTATTTCCAGGGACAAATGGTTCGTATATTTTAGTTGCAGGGTCATTAATAACTTCTCGATTAATAACATTATTTATCTCCATCTTCATGCCATTATCTTGGGCAAGACTAAATAACTTTTTTATTCCAATAGATTGTGCATCAATAACTAGATTTAGAGAACTCCCTTTTAAATTAAAATAATTATCATAGTTACTCAGACTAAGCTTACTAGCCATTTTTCTTATATTGTATTCAGGAACACCCCCCTCATCTACATGATGTAAAATTTTTACAGTATACTCATAATTTTTTAATCCCTTTATAGGAATTATCATTTTACCGCCGCCACCCCCGCCGCCACCCCCGCCGCCACCCCCGCCGCCACCATCTCCGCCTTCATAATCACTTTTTAGTTTATTTACGATGTAATGAATAGGATTTGCATCTACAGGTATTCTAAGGCTCTCAAATATTTTATGTAACATCTCATGTTCAGTTCTAGCACTTCTTATTTTTTGTTCAGGGGGAATAGCTTCTATAGGTAACCCAACTATCACATCGCCCAGGCACGGCCTATCGACCTTTGTTGTTAGAATATTCCTTGGCAACTTAAAGTCATGAACCGAATCAGCACATGCACCTTCTGCTAATTCTTTCAATATATGTAACCTTTGAGGATCCATGTCTATCTTGAGACTAGAATTTTTTAAAAAAAATTGAACCGTTACTAGCTAGCTCCAAGCGCAAGCGGTTGAACAATGTGTAGTTGTTCTAAGTTGAATTTACCAGAAATCCATGCAGCAGGTCACTGCCCTGTTACTGCCTCGCTATTCTGTTCAATCTGTCAAGTAAATGGCCATGCTACAATGAAGTGTCCTGATATAGCTACATGGCATTACAGGAAGCCGGAGTTCGTAGAACAACTTATTCCCTTAAGTGTCTTGCGGCATTATAAGATTGAAACACTTACACCTATTACAGGGGTCAATCATGAACATATTCCATATATTTATGAGCCTGTTATCGAAATTCCGTACGACAAAGACGGAAAAAATATCAGGGCTACCCTTGCAGCACATAACATACCTTGTTCTAGCGTTAAAGAAAACGAACGTGTTATAATTGCTTATGGTAACCTCATTGGAAAAAAGGTTTCGATCATTAATCAGGAACCCGTTGTTCCTAAGGATAAACCTGTTAAAAGCAAGGCAAAATCGAAACTTGTTACTAAGAAGTAACTAGCGTAAAAATTGACCTTTAACAAACTTTACAGCCAGTATGCCAAACTTGCGTGGAGGAAAATCATATAAGAAGTCAAAGGGTAAGACTAAACTAAATGATGATGAAAAGGTAGTCTATTTGGAAATCGCAAACGACCAAATGGTAGGGCGAATTTTGACATTGCCTGGAAACCTCAATGCCACCGTCTACTGTCAGGATAACAAGAAGAGATTGTGTAGGATTTGTAGGGCTATTAAGAAATCTGTGAGATTTGAAATTGGAGATATAGTTCTCATTAGTCTAAGAGATTTTGAGGTGTCTAGTGCTGATATTGAGAAGGGTGTTCGTGGCTCAAAAGGAGATATCCTCGATAAGTTTCACCCTGCACAATTCAAGGAATTAAAGGCTAAAGGTATTACTCCATCGATGTTCTTGACAATAGATACAGTTAAAGAAGTTGCGAATATGATGGAAAGCGGAAATGAAGCGGGTGCAATGGCACTTGTTGATAACGCATTAGAGGATTTCTTTGACCGAAGCGGCAATAATGACGATGATAGTGCTAGCGAAGAGGGTCCTAGAACAGAAGTTCCCGAAAATATTGTATTACAAACTCAGTTTCCTGAGAAAAAACGAGACGACGATGTAGATATCGATGATTTGTAAATACGTTTGTTTCCCTTTAATATTTTGAACCCGATAGTCAGGTATGGAACAAAGAGACCAAGGAGAATTAGGTGGCGCAGTTCAAGGTGGTACAGTTTACGCTTCTGCTGATTTCCCGGATGCAGAGCCCCTTGATAATAAACCATCTGTTAGTATATCAAGAGCTGTGACAAATGTAGTCCTTTTTCATGTATCAGATGCCGTCGAAAGACAGACACAGCATAGAACATGGAAGAAGAAGATTAGAGAAATAATGCAAAATCACCAGGAAAAAATACTTGATTTCTTCACGAAACCCTTGACAGACGAACATCCATTAAAATCTGCCCACATTTTGCTAACAAAGTATGGCAAGATATCTAATCAAGATCTAAGTCGTCAAACTGTGCCCCAGTTCTTCAAGGAATTCATTCTAGAGGCACCTCAGACAGGAATTAAACAATTGAATGAGTATCTTAATACCTTATTCGAATCGCGGTCTTCAGATACACCGGTAAATAAGTGGGTTAATGTCAGTAAGCATATGTTGGATTATCTCAGGGACATAGGGGATGAACTCATTAGATTGGACCACCGTCTTCAGATGGAATGTCAGCGCATCGATTCTATCATAGAAAAGGTCAGTCAACTCATTGCGTTACCGAACCCTGAGATTGAAGGATTTCAGGAAATGATGGATAGATACATTGAGAAACAATTTGAGACGAACCAACTGGAGAGCTTGTATTGGGATTTTATTTTTACTTTACAGAAATACTCTGCGTTAAGAGACATCTTAATACCCCAGCGTATAGCAAATCAAGCAGAGCCCTTGTGTTGTGTATGTATGACCGAGCCTGTATCGATTGCATCTACACCCTGTGGACACACATTTTGTTTTAATTGTTCTAAGCGCTCTATAATATGTCATATATGCAGACAGCACATTCTGACTAGAGTAAAAATTTACTTTAGTTAATCATTACACATAAAGCCTAGTTCATCTCATATTATAAGTAAATGTCTTCTTTCTTAGCACCGCTTCTAGCTATAAATTGTTTGAGTTATATTCCCTGGACCTTTATTTTCTTATTTACACAAATATTTGGAATACGTTTATACCATATCAAGAGGTATGAAGAATGTGTTAAAATACAAAACCGTATTAAGATATCGAGTCATACAACCGATGGGGGAAAATGCTATGGTTATTCATGTGGATATTGGTATATCTTACACATTACAGGCAGTCGAGATGATATGACATCTGTATATATGATTGCTACGGAAGATTCTTACAAGGTCTTAACAGATGATAAGGATAGTGAAGAAAAATCGCTATTCGACCAGGGGTGGGAAATTCCAGAGGTGTCTCAGATTTCTAAGGTCTCTGTCTATGAGCGTTCAGGTTCATTTGAATCATTCTGGTTCAAAAAACGGACACGAGATACTAAGGATGAACCAATGGGTCAACAAGGAGATATAGTGAATGCAATAGTAAACGATTATATGAAACGAACACATACGGTGGCCTTTATTCATGGTAAGCCAGGAACAGGAAAGTCAATGGTTGGAATTTTAATAGCAAATAGATTTTCATCGAGTTTCTGTAATACCTTGAAACCCTGGCAACCAGGAGATACTATTGGAAATATATTGAGCGAAGTTGAACCTACTGCACAGAAGCCTCTTATTATAGTATTTGATGAAATAGACCTCACACTTCTTAAGATACACGAGGGAATTCCACCTCATAAAAATGTGCCCATTATAGTTCCTGATAAATCAGGATGGAATAATATGTTAGACACAATTCAAAGGGGTATGTATCCCAATATAATATTAATCATGACGAGTAATCGTGGTCCTGAATTCATCAATTCGTTAGATCCATCTTATATAAGAAAAGGTAGAGTTGACCTTACATTTGAAATGACAGAGTCGCTTATAGACTAAATGGCTAAGTAAAAAATTGATACACACTTACATTCGTGTTACAAGTACACAAATGCAAGAGTGTCTGAATAACGACTATGAGGAATTTACAGGCAACTGTAGGAAATACATGTGGGTTCCTGTTTCAATTGCAATGATAGCTATTTGCGGAACTACACTCTTAGTTGTAAGTATCTTCTGTAACACTAGCTACACGTGTTCAGACCAACAACAGTTCTATACTCTGTATTTTGGCATGATATTGTTTCTACTACTATTTACCTTTGTTGCACTACCATGTATTGCCAGAATTATACTGAATTGTATATATGATAGACCCCCTGTTATTCTAACAAATGTCCCCATTAAGAAAAAAAATGGAAATCGCAAATATCCCTTGAAGACAACTAGGCAGAACTACATTGTCTGAGGTGCTACGATAACCTGGAACTCACCCCTCTTCAGAAATTTTTGCTTCAATAACTCGGCTCTTTCAGGTTCTACATTGTAAATACGAATTGCTCGTTCCACAATACGAGATGCAAATGAATACCAGAGGGTTTCAATGAAGCGAATGCCAATGTCAAGGGGTGTTTGTAGCATGGTTATCTATCATTAACCGCGCCACACAATCAAATTTTTTAGTTTACTTTAAAAGTTGATTCCTTGGCTTAAATCTATAAGTCATATCTACTTGTATAATGTCAGACACAGATGAGCAGACCGAGTTCAAGAATTTACCCAATCTCCTTACCGAGTGGAAGAAGATCCAGGAGGACAAGCAAAAGTTGATAGAGGAAAAGAAACAGGTAAATGAGCGTATTCGTGAGCAAGATAAGCGCGCTGAGGCAATGCAGAAGATGATTTTAGCAATTATGAAAAAGAATAGCATTGGTGCTCTAGATTTGAAGTCATCAAATGCTCGTGCTCTATACAAGAAGCGGGTAATCAAGTCACCCCTTGGACAAAAGGAACTCAAGAAGTATTTCAGTGAGCATTTTAAGGAGGACCCTGAGAAGGGTAAGAAGTTGCTGGAGTTTCTGGATACTAAGCGCGATACGACGGTTAAGGAGTCGCTTGTGTACGAGAAAAATCAGTCAGAGTAAGTAATCTACTCTGCCTTATCGCTTACCTGATTAACCAATGTAACCACAGTTTCCTTTAGTTCCACGGTATTAGCCCTTCCCTGAGGTTTCTCAACTGAATTCCGTTTTTGCTCATCAAGTAAATACCGTGCCTCATCTCTAGGAGGGCTATTGATGATGATTTTCTTGAGCCCATTCGCAATATCGGGTGTTGCGACATTTGGATATTTTTCGTGAAACTTGTGTTGGAAACGCTTTATAATCTCCTCAGGAACAAGGGGGCTTGTCTCACACAGGCGCTCAATGCTTTCACGACAAATCTTTAGCATATCACGTGCGGTAATGCGTTCTTGACGAGGTAATGTCATTTCGACAGCAATAAACCTGTGTAACTTTGACCATTGTATATCAGCGTTACGATGGGCTTCCTGTAGTTTTGCGTATTCCCAGAAAGAACCAAGAGTTTGGAGTATACCAACAAAGATAGATAATGCACCAATCGCCAAAGAGGCAGTTTTAGCATCTTCGAACATTGTCTGAGAACCAATGCTTCCTGCACCGGAGAGGGTTGACAAAATTACGCAGGGAATGGTGATCAATTGGTTTCTTTTGGAATAATATGCCTCGCATTGCGAGTGAAGCCATGAAGATCCAAGTGCTTTCTCACCTTCCTCTGCTAACAGATTTTCTAATTCGTGATTCCACGTAATCTCCTTCGCATCTGGGTCTTCCATTATATTTATATTGTACATTATATATAGATGAGCACTATTGTAAACGCTGCCATGCGCGCTTTATTAGAAGGTTTCAGTAACCCTAGTGGTTCTGCAGTTCACAGACAGGCTCCAATTTACGCAGAAGCCTTAGCGGCTATTTTGACATTTTTTATTGCCATTCTCATTGTTTCTCTAGTTGGCTTATGGCTTTGGAACTACAGTGTAGTCCCTCTATTTGAATTTGCGCGCCCGGCCAAATCTGTCTTCCACATCTTAGGTTTAATGGTCTTTTTAGCACTTGTTCATCCTTAGTAGAATGAATGATGCTAGTAAGGTACTACAAT